TTAAAAAAAAAAAAAGTATTTTCATTTTAGTTAATATAAAAAATTTATACTAGGTTAAAAAATTATTATATTATATTATATATTATAATATATTATGAAAAAAAAATAATTAAATATTAATTATATATTAAATATTGGAATTAATATATAATTATTTTTTTATCTTTGCTTACATACTATATTATCAATTACTTCTTGTACTGAAATATTCTCATCAACTACACAAATAGGAATCTCAATTGGAATGTATTGAACAAATGTTACATCTGGTGGTATAATAACACAGGGTGGTAAAACTGGTGGTAATGTAGGGGCTTCAGTTGTAGGTACAAGTGTTGGTGGCTCAATTGGAAATGGTGGAATAGTAATAATGCAAGGATCATTATTAGTAGTCGGTGATAGACTTACTAGTTCGGTTGGTACTGGTGTTGTAACTTGTGGTAAAGTAGGTTGAACTATAGGTTTAGTTAGTACTGGTGCTGGTGCTGGTAAAATAGTTGGTACTGGTGCTGGTATTGGTGAAATAGTTGGTACTACTGATGGTACATTAGTTAATGGTGGTGTTCTACTACATAATTTATCATCACAAAATGAGAATTGTTCTGGACAATTGGAACAATGTTCTCCTGATATAAACCAAGGTTTACCAATAAAATTTCCAGTAGGTGAATAATTACATACAAAATATACTCCAAAATTACATAAACTATAAGCACACCCAACTAAATATGAATCTGCCCATAATATTTGACTTACATGATCATATAAACCAATACCAACTTCATTAGAATTATTAATATTTTCTAAAATTGAATCTCTATAAATATCAATTTCATTATACCAAGCCATAATTCCATTATGTATTGCAACATCAACATCTAAGTTAGATGTTCTATATAAATTTTGACCATATCCATTAGTACTATGTGTATATACACAAGTTTCTACTAATGATAATGCCTCACTTTCCAAAAATTCATTCCATTCCATTTTTATCATATTTGAAGCAGAAATAATCGTACCATTACTTCTATAATCATTATGCATATGTATAATATGTTGTATTTTATCTTCACTTATATTATCATGAGAATAAACAAATTTAAATAAATATATAAATAATAAAATATAATACATGATTAATTTTTAATTACTATAATTACATAAATAATTTTTTTTTATAAATAAATAATTATTTTATAAATTAAATATATAAAATTAATATTAAAAATATATTATTAAATAATGTATAATAAAAAAGTGAAAAAATTAATAGTATGGTAATAATAACATGGATTATATATTATTAAATAATAATATAACAGAAAGATATATAAGATACCTACAATGTAAATTTACAAATAATAAAAATATATTTTATGCAATAAATAATATATTAAATAATAATATTGTATTAACTGGTTCTACAGTTATATCTGCAATACTTAATAATCCATATTTTTATAATGAAAATCGAAATATAGATTTAAATATAGTAGCTAATGTACATGATTATAACTATTTAGAATTATTAAATATATTAGACTATAACTATTTAATAAAAAAGAAATTATTTAATAAACCAGAAATAGATGATAATTATTTAATTGATTATGATATATATAATATAATTGATTATAGAGAACAAAAAATAGTTCAAATAAATATATTACATATTAACATATTACCAAAAGAATTTATAACACATCATAATAATTTAAATATAGTAAAAAATTATTATAATGGTAATTCTATATATACATTTAATTATAATAATATAATTAAAAAATATGATAACTTAAAACATATACCAGATAATGAAAATGAATATTATAATATTATTAAATATTATAAACGAGGATTTAAAATATCAATATTTCATATATGTATAGAATCATTATATAAAAATAAAAATTTTCCAGAATTATATAAATTTAGAATAGATATTGCTAAAGAAATTATTAAAAAATATATGTCTAATAAACAAAAAAAAATACAATATATTATAATTAAACAAAAACATTGTATTATATGTTAAAATATTACATAATCTAATTCAATTCCTGATGATGTTTTAACCCACTTATTTATTTTTATTTTATTTTTGTGTACGTTTGTATGGTGTAATTTACATAAAATAACTAAATTAGATTTCTTATTTTTTATTTTACTTTCATTTTTTTCGAAAGTATATTGTTCTTTAATATGATGTACATCCAAATTATTTTTATTTTCAATATTTAATACATCTTTACAAATATAACAATAATCAACATATAATTTTTTATTATAAGAAGACTTAGATGTATTAATAATATTTTTACTATCCTTTTGGTTATGATTATCTAATATTTTATTTTGTATTTTTAATGAATCAATTTCAAATTCTTTATTATTTAAAATATAATTAGCAACTATAATACCATAATTTTTTATACCAACATTATCTTTTAATTTTCTAGAATAAATTAATTTATTATCTTCAATTTCCACAGTTAAATGTCCAATAAATAATTTATCTATTAATTCTGGTAGTATATAATTATTTATATGTTGTATATGACTTGCAAATATAAAAGAAATATTATTTTTTAAAAAATAATTTAATATTGTAGATATAATAGATGTTGCAGATATATGTTCTGTAGTATTCACAATTTCATCACCTAAAACTAATGAATTTTTATCTGAAAAATCTAATATAGTTTTTAATTCTAATATTTCAATTTCAAATGATGACTTTCCTAGAAATAAATCATCATTTTTGTTAATTCTTGTAAAAATAGTTTTATATGGATAATATTCAAAATATTCAGAAGAAACAAACATACCAGACTGTGCTAATATGATATTTACACCAATTGACTTCATATATGAAGATTTGCCACATCCATTCAACCCATATAATAATATTCCAATTTTATTATTATTATTTATATATTCAACATCATTTGAAATATAATTAGTATCATCTAATACTCTTTCAATAATAGGATGACGTAATTTTTTACAAATTAAATAACTTTTATCTTCATATTTATTCTTAATATGTGGTCGCGTATAATTATATAATAAAGATAATTTAGTATTACTTTTTATTATATCTAATTCTGAAATAAATTCATTTATATAATTTAAACAATCAGAATATTTAGTATATAATTCATTACAAGTAAATTTATATTTTTCATTTACAACTATGTGAAATTTTTCATATAATTTCATAATTTCATATGATTTTTTATTAAATTCTGTAGATGTTATTTTAACAGTAGAACTTGATTTATTATCAAATATTAAATTTATATATTTATCATTATCTTTTATTTTTTCTTTAAGTAATTTACATCTTGTTTTCGTAATTAATAAAAAATATCCTGACTTATCTGTAAATTCTAATATGATTTTATTATTAATTATATCAGATAACTCATTACATAAATTATTCATCCATTCTTTAATATTATTAATTTTATTTAATATAGTTTCGATATCTTCATATATATTATCATTAAATATAGAAGTTTTAAATGAATTATTAATATAATAATTCATATTAGTTAAATTAAAATATCTTAAATATTCACTATAATATTCATTAAATTTATTTAATAAATCATCATTTATATATTTTTTATAATCTTTTTTAGATATTGTAATTAATTCTTGAATATTTTTATATGATTCATTTAATTTACAATATAAATTAGGATTTATATTATTATTTTTTAATTTATTATGATATCTTTCAATATCTATTATATTATTTAAATAATTTTCATATATTAAATAATAATTATTCTTTTTTTTATTTTTCATAATATCTATCTTATCATATCTTAGATTTAATTCATCTATATCAGTTATAGGATTAGTTAAATTATATTTTAATTTTCTTTTACCAATTAAAGTTGATGTATAATTAATATATTTAAATAAACTATTAGATTTATTATTTGATATAATATTAAGTTGTTCAATAGCATTATTATGACAAATTAATAAACTATTATCTTGATTTATAATTGGTTTTGATATATTAGTAATAGATGTATTATCATAATTATAAATAAAATTTAATAATATAATATAACTAATTAGTCCAATTTGATATCTTTCCATATTTATAAACTCAATTGGTGATAATAAATTAGTTTTTTTAAAAATTTTTAGTAAAAATTCATTTTGATAATTAATTTTACTAAATTCCTTATTATAATTATTTTCTATATGTAATAATTCTATTATATTTTTTAGAAAATAAATTATAGTATTATTATCATTATCTGATAAATCAATATTTTCATATATAATTTCTTTTGGATTATTAATAATTAAATATCTATTTAATTCTTCTATTAACTTATTTATACTATTAACTGATAATTCATAAATATTATTTTTTGATGTAATTATATCAATTGTAGATAATCCTATTAAATAATTATTTTTAATTTTTTCTATATATATTGATGTAATATTATTATAATCATTTAATTGTACATTTTCATCTATATATGTAGTTATACTATATATTTTATCTAATAGTCTTATTTTTTTACCTTTTTTATCATCTGATTGGGTATATACTGGTATAGTATATCCATTATTAATTAATATTTTTATATATTTATCTAATACAGAACAAGGAAACCCCATAAGTAAAGGATTAGATTTAGATATTTTTTCTATATTTTTATTTTTTTTTGTTAATATAATATTTAATAAATTACTTATTTCTTTTAATTTAGTATCATCTGGTATAATTGAATAAATCTCATAAAAAGAACCAACCATTAATAATACTATATATTTATCATATTTATCTTTATATAAATTATTATAAGATAAATATTCATCAACTATATTGCTATTAATTTTTAATATTGTCATTATAATCAATATATTATTATATTATATTATTATTTATTTAAATTTAAAAAAAAAAGAATAATAATTATTTAATATTTACCAAAATGTATATGATGTATTTTCTATATTTTCTTTATCAATAATTTTTTTATCAATAATATCTAATTCACTTTCTTCACTTCTTTCTTCTAA